GCTTGTTATTATCAATAGATTCCTCTGAGATACCATCAACAAACTTTTCTATAATTGTCATAGTATCTTCAGCTTGGTCAATCATATCATCTTCTATGCCTGTTGTCAAGTCAATAAAGTCCTCAGCTATGGTAATATCAATTGGATTAACATTATATAATGAAGCCATGAACTTGTCAAACAGATAAGGATTAGTTTTATTCACAACCACCACCTTAACATAGGTATTGGTATACTTGGTTAAATCTTTGTTGGTGATTTCTGTAATAGATTCCACCTTATCATCATACACAATACGATGAAACATTATGTTGGGATTCGGGATGAACTCCAAAGTACGAGTAGACAAATCAAAAAGGTGAAAACCCCTAGTGTCGTTGTAATCTTGCCACGTGAGCTCATAAGGATTGCCAAGGTAAGAAATATTGTCTGAAGTAGAGCGATGGTGAAAGTGGCCAGAAAAGACCATATCAAATTTCCTAAAAATTTCACGACTCAATCCTCCATCAGAGGTCATACCACGGTGCATGGTAAATCCAGCAATCTCAAAATGTCCCATACAAAGAGAAGCGGAATTGTTTTTAAGTTCCAACATACTCTCATCATAATTCTCAGCACAAATCCAAGGCATCATCAATACATCACAACCGACTTCACCATAATTCAAGTGTATTGTCTGTGGTGAATCTATAACATGGATGTTTTCATACTCATTAAGTAGAAGGTCTACAGAGTTTACATCATTGGTATTTTTAAAGTATGTGTCATGATTGCCAGCCAACATATAAACTTCAAGGCTGTTTCTGGCTAACTCATCAAAGAACATCTCTTTGGCACGTTTAAGGCTGTAGAAGTTTATGTATTTCCTACGGTCAAACGTATCACCGAGTATAAGAACAGTAGTAATGCCATTATTGGCAAGACATGGAAAGAAAGTATCTCTATAAAACTTTTCATAATAATCCAAGAAATGAGGTGAGTCATTCCTTGCTCCAAAGTGTTGGTCTGTTATAATCGCTATTTTCATAATACTATTATATCACTCTCCTAAGAACTTTTCAAGCCCTTTTGGTTTTTTTACCTCTTTCTTTTTATCCTGAGCATCTTCATAGTTACCTATAAACTCGGCAATATTATCGTACAGTTCAAATTGTTTACTAGTACCATCTTCAAACTCTAATAATTCCATTTCATCTAATATACCCATTTGTTCTGTGGCTTTATACTTAACATAGAGTTGTTTCTTTTCTTTTTGGATTCTTCGTAGAAAGGCATAGTATATAATCTGTGTAAAGTAGGCAAATGGGTTCTTTGATTTGGTTGGATCAAAGTTGCTGAAGTACATCAGGCAGTTTTCAATACCATCAGACATCATTTCTTCACGATAGGTATAGTTTATGAAGTTGGGTTTGTGTGATAGTCCCTCTGCTATCTTCATAAAACACTCACCAATGTAGTTAGGAATGGCAGGAGGTTGTTTTTTCTCTGATTTAGCACTCTTACACTTATCTTGGTATTCCATTAATGCTGCCAAGAAATCAGCGTTGTTGATGTAATGTTTTTGCTTAGTCGCCATGTTTACCACCTAAAGTTATTGACAAACGCTTGACAAGAGAGTAAAGTCGAGTATGTCCTGTTTTGAGATTATTAATGTAATACACCTGTACCATCATATTGTATATCCTGAAAATCATTAATTGCTAGTTGTAATTCTTCGTCACTCATTTCTTTTGCCAGTTCTTTGGCACTTAAAACATTTTTAATTTTTTCCACAGTATACACATAGTAGTCCACAAATTCTTCATTTGGTTCTGCCATTGTCAGTATATCTTTGGTGTGTACCTGTAATTGATTATTTTTAATTAATTGTATTGGAAGCCATTGTCTCATAACCAAACCAGCATCTATTCCACGGAAATCAACAGAGAAAGCCATTGGCTGATCCAGTATGTAATGGTTTAATCCATCAATAGAAACATTGGCAATCAAATCTTCCCCATTCTGTAATTTTATTACTTGTGTTTTATGTTCAAGCATTTTTTAATCCAATCTTGTATATTTTGAAAGGGAACTGCTCATCATTATATATCTTAGTTCTTTCCACGAAATGTTTTAAGGTATAGTTCATATGTTTTTTATATCTGAGGTCATCGGCAATATCGTAAAGAGTTGCTATCTCTTTGCCTTCACTTTGCCTAAGGCCTCTACCAATACTCTGTAACGTCCTAATTGAAGATTTAGTTGGCATTGCAAATATGATGTTATGTAAATTTCTAATATTGATACCTGTGCTAAAAGTACCATAAGAAGCCACTACAATTGCATCGTTTTCAATCTCCATAATTCTTCTAATTTCTTCACGGTCAGTCGTATCAGTTCCACCGTGTACAAAGAAAACTTTTCTATTGCCAATCTTCTCTGTATCCTTTATCATATCATACAGGATTTGACCGTGTTTGTCAACCATTTGATAGAGTATTAATGTATTTTTGCCTAGGCTAACTGCAAGATTCTTAATGAATTTATTTCTAACCTGATTGGAAATTAGATACTGTATTTCTTCTTGGTAAGTTTTGTCTTTATACTCTAAACATTTTTCATCTGGATGTTTTAATATGAGGCATTTAATCTCAAAGTCAGACACCTGATTCTTATCAATCAGCTCTCTGGTACTAATTACTTTGTTTACAGGTCCAAATAAACCTTCCAATACAAGCTTATGAGTTTTAGTACCATCTAAAGTACCTGTGAGACCTATACGATACTTGGCATTAACACAAGCTGTCAGTATGGTTGTAAGTGATTGTGCTTTGAATAGATGAGCCTCATCACCTATTACATAATCAAATTGATGGAAGTATTCTTTAGGTAATTTATATAAAGATTGCCATGTGGAAATTATTAAAGGTTTGCTTGACTCTTTGTCTTTACCTTGATATACTCTATGTAAATGTTCTTCCATGTTATCATTATTGTAATCAGCAAAGTCTGAATACAACTGTTCAACCAAAGATGTGGTTGGAACTATAACAAGGCCTTTAAGATTTTGATATTGTTGTAATTGACGAAAGATAAGATAAATGATTAATGATTTACCTGAAGCCGTAGGAGATAATAACAATGCTCTGCGCTTACGCATAGCATGAATATAACCTTCTATTTGATGTTCTCTTACCTCAATTGGTTCACCACGGGCATGGATTTGTAAATCGTCTATGAATTTTTTGGCATGGTACAAAGGATAATCATCATCAACAAAGTTATGAGTAAATGTATAATCACGCTCTTGGCAAAACTCCTCTACATTACCAACAAGACCCATGTAGATTTGAGAGCTTCTAGAATCAAAAAGCCTTATCTTTCCATCCCATATTTTATTACGATAGGCTGGAACAAAAGTATAACCAGGAACAAAGAATGTAAAGTATTCTGATACCTCTTTAGCAATGTGTTTCTCACATTCTATCTTGGCATATACCTCATTTACTTTGGAGATGGTTAGGTGTTCACTCATTCATTCGCCATTTGTTTTCTGGTAAACCATAGTCCCATTTTGGATCCATTTCAACATTCCATCTATCGGTAGCAACATGAAAATCTGGTATTTTCATTTCTTTAGGATTAGAGGCTGGTTCTAAAATAACAACACGATTGTTTGGTTGTGCGGCAAATTGTCCGTTGTCGCATTTAATAAAGTTAAAAGATTTATGGTCCTCAACATCTTCACTATGGCCACAATCAAGAGTATTAAAATCAGTATGTGCACTATCAACAGTAAAAAGATATTCACCTTCTAACCATGAACCATCTTTCATTTTAATTTTACATCTCATATTTGCTATCATTGCTTTTTTAATCACAGTAATATCATAAGACATACTGTTCCATAATTGCAAAAAATCTAAAGGATACGGATCACCTTCAATAGGCTTCCAACAATAGGCGTGTAAAGGTAATTTATCATAGAGAGCACCATAGTTGTTTAGATATGATTCAATACGAAACGCTTGACTTCTTAATGATTTGATAGTTATCCACCAACAAGGTTCAAGTTCTCCGTATCCTTTTTCAAAGTCATAGAGAAACTCTCTGCGAATAAAACATTTAACTGGTGGTAAGTTTGCTACGATATGTGCCATTATTGTCCTCCTATAAACTTTTCCCATGATATAAAATCACGAAGCTGCCATGTTCGTTGTTTCAGTTCATTCATAATGGATTCTATTACAGATACCGTTTCTTCATGATACACCTTCTTCTCAAGCAACTTGATTAGGTCTCCGTCTGCTTCCAGATAGGTGGTGATATCCGATTTAAGGGTAAACTGAAATGGAGTCCAACCATATTCTTCTAGTTCTTCTTTGGACATTTTACCTGTGTAGTATTCCCATTTAATCTTCCGCATACGGAGATAATCAAAGTGTGCCTTCTTTGAGGCTATTTTATGCTTTGTGAGTATACTGAGGTATTTGTTGTGTAGTTTAGGTATGTTCAGCAGTTCTTTGCCAGGTTCTGTCTGGTCCATATCTGCATCTTTTTCCCAATACTTTAATACTTGTTCTAGATTTTCCATAATATTTTCAATAATTTAACACCAAATCTACATTATAACATGACTTATGTTATCGTGTCAAGCCAATGTTAAGCATTAATTGGAATGAATTGATGATAGTCAAATACAAAAGTGGCTGAAGCATATACAATATCATCTGCTGACATTTTAGTATCAAAAGTAATATCAGATAATGAGATTGGAAAAGCATTTACAAAATTAACCCTTATAATAGGATTATTCAAACTATTTAATATAGTTAATGTGGCATCAGAATAATACTTCAATGAATTAGACTTATATTGATTTTGTACAGTAGTTAACCTTTTTCTCTCCTCAAAACTCTCTGGAGAGGCAATGGAACGGAACCAAGCATGGATTTGTTGCCATGTGTCTAATGCTTCATCAACGGCAAAATCAATGTTTAATTGGTTATAAGTTATCTTATTACCAGGAGCAAAAATGTCTAACATTGGAGTTGAGATTGGTGCTTGTCCTAGATTAACACCAGGTATATTTACCGATTGGCAAAAATATTGAGATGAACCAATCCTATCAAAAGATAAAATATATTTTGATGGCTGTAAATAATTTACATTTTCGGGGATTCTAGTTAGTGCTGTCATTTATAAACTTTTTAAGGTCAACCATTTTTTCTTTTTCAATCATATTAATTATATTACTTGTTAAATCAATTTCTTTTTGAATAAAAAACATCCTTAACTTGAGTTCTTCCAATTGCTGGTTGTAATATTCAAGTTCTTTTCTTTTTCTGGATCGTAAGTCCAAAATCTCATCCAGAAGAATTATGTTTTTATTTTCTTCCATATAGGTATTTAGGTCATAAAAAAAGAGACCTCCGAAGAGGTCTCTCTAAAGTATCACTCTGTGGTGATTTGATTACATCAAGTTCTTAACGCCGAATAAACGATAATATACGTTTCTACGAGCCATTAATTTACCATCATCTGGGAATACACCAGAAGCACCATTCGAGAATGGGTTGGCTACCATACCGTAACGAGTCTTGAATCCAATTTTTGGTTGGAATGTATACTGGTCAACAGCACGAACCATTTGGAGAGGAACGTATGGGCAATAGAACAAACCTGCATCATATGGTGAAGTACCTTTGTAACCAATTGTTACTAACTCTTGGTTAGATGTGTAACCACCAAAATACGGGTCAATATAAACCTTGATTCTACCATGTAACAAACCAGCAAATGTATTACCTGTGTCATCTACTTGTAAGTCAGCATTTAAAGCAGGAGTATAAGACAATACACCAGCCATTGCCATTGCAGAAGCTACGTCAGAAGAAACGATAAGAACATTACCTTTACCTCTACGAGTTTGCTTAGCAATTACGTTAGCATCACGTTCAATTTGGAAAATTAAGCCTTTGAAACGCTCAACTGACCAACGACCGTTAGAGTCTGTGTCTAAGTCAAAATAACCAGCAGTAGTTGTACCATACTGAGCACCAGCAACAGCACAAGTATAAATTGTACGGATAACTTCACGGTTAATTTCAGATAGAATTTCTGTAGACAGAATGTTTGATAATTCTGTTTCAGCGTCAAGACCATGGATTGCTTTTAAGTCTTGTGCTAGTTCTAAAGAATACTCTGCCTTTAGAGCACGTGATTGTGCAGTAACAGTAACTTTCTCAATAGAGAAGGCCATTTGTTGGAACACACGGCTGTCATCGTTAATGCCTAAGAATTCAGCATTAGCAGTTGGCATACCAATACCAGAAGTAGTAGTGTT